ACCGATGTTGACATGCCTGACGCCGTTGCGGATCTGATGATCGCATCAGCTGATGCGTTTCTTCTGAAACTCAACACGTGGCAGACATGATCACCCGATCTGGGTAATCGTGGGTCGCGGACATAGCGTGGAAGCACACGAAAGGAAACTTTCCTATGCTGAAAAGCCATGTCGAGGCAATCGTTGGCATATACGAAGCCCTCTTCGAGGACTTGGTCTATGCACTCCCGCAATTGAAGGCTGACCTCCAGAGGGATCTGGAGCGCCTTCGCCGTACCGCGAGAACTCGCGGGATCCCAACTTTCGTTGTGGATCTACCCTCAATCGGCAAACATCTTGACCGGTGTCTTGCTGAGGAACAGCTTCTTCCCTCTAATCTTACTCTTATGAGTAGGGAGAAAGGGACAGTGTGGCCCAAGTTTCTTGGGGCACTCTACAAGCTGATCTTTGGGTCAGACGGTTGTCTGAAGAATGACGCAAATGTTGAGGCGATAATCTTTCTTCGCCAGGTATTTTACCTGTGCAAGAAAGTGCCTCTCACATTCTCCGAGACCGCTTTACGGACTTCTGTTCGTCAACTGGTTGAAGAGGACGCGGTTCTCCCTGAGCCTGAAGGTTTCTGGCTCGAGAACAATCCACCGACTTGTATGGCGAGAGTAACCTACGCTGGCTTCGCCAGTAGTAGATACTATCGTCAGAAGGTTGGTTCGAAGGGCTTCCAAAGCCCCGCGGACGTCGTTCTGAGGTGCCTAGACACTGTTGCTAGGCGCCTTAACGCTGCCCTTGGGAATTACTCACCCAAGGAATGGCGTTTCAGACATGGCCCAGGCGCGATTGCACAGGTCTCGGGACCGACCAATAAGTACCACTGGTACGGTTGGTCCCCTGCCTTGGAATCCGTGTACCCAGTTGCCGACTATGGTTTCCATAGTCATTCCAGCTGGGCTGGCGCATCACTTTCGTTCGGTTTGGACGATCAATACGTCCCTACCTCACGTTTAGTGGCCGTGCCGAAGACCTACGAAAAGCCGCGTTTAATCGCGGCCGAGCCTTCCGAAAATCAGTTCTGCCAGCAAAATCTCTGGCGGTACTTCAGGACCCGATCGACCCTTTGTTGGGTCGATGACTTTGTTCGTTTCCACGATCAGAG